TGAAAGGCTCTGCTGGATCAGGAAAGAGTGTTGATACGGCGCAGAATTATATCCTGCGGCTGATGCAGGATCCGGGAAGAAATCTTCTATGCGTTCGAAAGGCGGACGTGACCAACAGGGATAGCACTTTTGCAGAATTGCAAGGTGCTATTTTTCGCATGTTTGGGGAGCAGTACAAGAAATATTGGCATATTAACAGCTCCAACATGATTGTGGAGTGTAAAATCAACCGCAATCAGATCATTTTCCGAGGCGTCAACGATGAAAAGCAGCGTGAAAAACTGAAATCCATTACATTCAAACGTGGCAAGCTGACGGATGTCTGGATCGAAGAAGCCACGGAAATTACGCAGGCGGACTTCGAGATCATTGATGACCGTCTCCGTGGTGAACTGCCGGATGGACAGTTCTATCAGATCCGGATGACGTTCAACCCGGTATCGGCGTACCACTGGATTAAGCGTGTGTTCTTTGACCGGTCAGATCCGGATGTTCTGACACATCAGTCAACCTACGAGCAGAACCGCTTTATCGATGATGCCTACCGAAGACGTATGATGCGGCGTAAGGAAGTGGATCCAGAGGGGTATCGGGTGTATGGCCTGGGGGAATGGGGCGAGGTCGCCGGACTGATCCTCAAAAACTATGTTGTCGAAGAATTTGACTGTTCACCGGAACGATTCGATTACATGGTCAATGCACAGGATTTCGGATTCAATCACGCCAATTGCATCGGTGAGGTTGGCTTTAAGGATGGTGATCTGTATCTATGCCGGGAACTGTACGTGTATGAGATGGACACGGACGAGATCATCCGGCTGGCGGAGGGGCAGTTCAACAAGCGCCTGCGCATGTGGTGCGATTCTGCGGAGCCGGACCGTATCAAGATGTGGCAGAAGGCGGGATACCGCGCAAAAGGCGTGCAGAAGGAGCCGAACAGCGTGCATGCCCAGATAGATTACCTGAAACAGCACAGAATCCATATTTACCCGTCCTGCGTCAATACAATAAAAGAAATTCAGCAATGGAAGTGGAAGAAGGATGAGCGTACCAACACTTATCTCGAAGAGCCAGTTCCATTTTTTGATGATGCCATGGCGATGCTTCGGTACTCCATTGAGGAAGAACGCAAGGCGAAACCACGGCTGAACAGAAAGGTGAAAGGAGGGATATAGAAGTGCAAACGAATTTGTATAGGCTGCCGTCGGAAGAGACGCTGACAGATGCCAAATTGAACGAATTTATCATGCGGCATTCCGGAGAGTGCGCATTTAGATACAGCAGGCTGCAGGAGGCCTACGAGACGGATTACCCGATCCTGCATGAGCCGTTAAAGCCCAAGTGGAAGCCGGACAACCGAATCATGGTCAATTTTGCAAAATATATCGTGGATACGATGAATGGTTTCTTCATCGGGCATCCAATTAAGCTACTGGTTGATGGTGGAAACGAAGTGGTTGAGAAATATGTTGAGTTCCTGGATCAGTACAACGATCAGGACGATAACAATGCCGAACTGTCCAAGATCTGCAGTATCTTCGGTAAAGGCTATGAAATGTATTACGTAGATGAGAACGGAAATATCGGTATCACCTATCTGAGCCCGCTGGATGCATTCATGATCTACGATGATTCCGTGCTGGAAAGGGAACGGTATTTCGTGCGGCTGTATTACGATTCGAATCAGATCCTTCATGGCAGCGTTTCAGATGAGACGAAGGTTCGATGGTTCACAATAAAGGGAAAGCTGATCTGGGATGCAGACGAGAAGATACACGGCTTTGATGGCGTTCCGGCATCTGAGTACGTAGAAAACAAGGAGCGGATGGGAATCTTCGAACCGGTGCTTACGATGATCAACGCATACAATAAGGCGATCAGCGAGAAGGCCAATGATGTTGACTATTTCGCGGATGCTTATCTGAAAGTTCTTGGATCCAAGCTGGAAGAAGATGATGTGGCGCATATCCGGGACGACAGAATCATTAACTTTGATGGAGATACCGAGCGGTTGATCGTTGAATTTCTTCAGAAGCCAGATGGAGACACTACACAGGAGCATCTGATCGATCGACTGGAAAAGCTCATCTTCCATATCAGCATGGTAGCCAATATCTCGGATGAGAATTTTGGTACCAGCTCCGGTATCGCCATGAAGTATAAGCTGCAGGCGATGAGCAACCTGGAAAAGACGAAGGAACGGAAATTTACCAGCGGTATGAACCGGCGGTACCGTCTGATCTTCTCAAATCCGGTCTCGGGGATGAAAAAAGATGACTGGGTGAAGATCCATCCACACTTTACGCCGAACTTCCCGGCAAACCTGCAGGAAGAGGCAGAGATCGCGAAGAATCTGGAAGGCGTTGTCAGCCAGGAAACACAGCTGGGCGTGCTGTCTATCGTGGATAATGCACAGGACGAGATTAAGAAAATCGATGCTGATAAGATGAGAGCGGATCTTGTGATGGAGCAGATGTTTGGCGGCGGTGGACAGGATGACGAGTAAGGAATACTGGCAGAAGCGTGAGACGGAGCATGCTAAGAAGAATAAGATGGCGGAGCAGGCCTATGCAGAAGAGATCCGGAAGACCTATGCATATATGGCAGACCAGATCCAGAAGGAGATCGATGGATTTTATGCAAAGTACGCCACAAAAGAGGGAATCTCACTGGCGGAGGCAAAAAGGAGAGTTTCCAAGCTTGACATCGAAGAATATGGAAGGAAAGCCGCAAAATACGTCAAAGAAAAAGATTTTTCTGATCAGGCGAATGAAGAGATGCGGTTGTACAATGCGACCATGAAAATCAATCGCCTGGAGCTGCTGAAAGCCAATATCGGGCTGGAAATGGTATCCGGCTTCGACGAACTGCAGAAATACTTTGATCAGACGCTGACACAGCAGACAATAGAAGAATTTCGCAGGCAGGCGGGCATTCTTGGCAATTCTGTGCAGGAAAACGGGAAAATGGCGCGGGCAATCGTCGATGCGTCATTCCATAACGCCACCTATTCCGACCGGATTTGGATGTATCAGGATATGCTGAAAGCAGAGCTGGACAAGCTGCTGAAAACAGGGCTAATCCAGGGTAAGAACCCGCGGGAGCTTGCGGTGCACCTGCAGAAACGCTTCGGTGCAAGCCGGGAGGATGCAGAGCGGCTCATGGTCACGGAGCTTGCCAGAGTCCAGACAGAAGCTCAGAAACAGTCCTATATCCGAAATGGATTCGAAGAGTATACATACGTTGCCTGCGGGAATGCAGATGTCTGCGAGCGGTGCCAGGCGTTGGACGGTAAGCATTTTAGGGTGCAGGATATGATGCCAGGGACAAATGCGCCGCCGATGCATCCGCGATGCCACTGCTCTACGGCGGCCTATGAAGACAGCACAGAGTATGAGAAATGGTTGAAATTTCTGGAGCAGGGTGGTACCACAGAAGAATGGGAAGCTTCGAAAAACAGAAAGGCGAGATACAAAGACAACGAAGGCATATTCCAAACATTGGATGGCAGATCAAAGGGGCGAGACGTTATCAAACCTCGAAATATCATGAAAGAAATGAAAAAGTCCAGCATCGGAACGGAAATGTTGGAATATCTTCAGGAAAATGATATTCAAATAAAGGTATGGTACGGAGTTGATGTCGACGAGGGACTGGACGGACTTTTCGAAGATGGTGAAATCAACATTTATGCTGATAACACCAAAACGGTTCGTGAGACAGCTATTACAGTGATTCACGAGGCCACACATGCCAAAATCAACAAGCCAAACACCAAAAATCAAGAGTTACAATGCTATATGAACGAGTACAGACATCAAAACATTGAATTGACAGAGAAAGTTGTCCAGGATATAATTAATCATATAAATGATAAATATCCGAATTTGAAATGGGAGTGATTGTTTATGACGAATACTCTGAATATGCCGCCTCATGAGAGGGTAAAACTTTTGAGAAAAGGCGAAAAAGTTCTGTGCAAGAAATGCAAAAAAGGAATTATGATTCCTGTTGGCGACCGTGAAAAAACCAATACTTTTTACTGTGATTCTTGCAAGAATCAGTTAATTATCAACTGATGATAAGGAGACAGGACAAATGGCTCAGAATGATTATTTCGTGATTGTATACCAGGTACTGAAATATCTGTATGAATGCTTGAAAAAGGGTGAAAAACCAGAAGCGTGTTACCTTACAGCATCGGCTTATAATATTCATGAGAATTATTGGCAGTATATCATTTTAAGCCTGATTACGGAAGAATATGTAAAAGGCATTGCTGTTAATCATACGAAAGATGGCGTTCTTTTAGGCGATCTGCCGGATGCCATTATCACACCAAAGGGTATTTCCTATCTGTTCGAAAATTCGTTGCTTGAAAAGGCAAAAAAGACGTTGAATGACGTAAAAGAGATGGTTCCGTTCGTATAAAACTGTTTAAGGAGTAAAAACGATAATGGCAAAGAATGACATGGAAGTAATCATGTATAAAATACTAAGGTATCTGTACGAATGCATGAAACTCGGTGTAGAACCAGAACTCGAACAGTTCGCGTGGAATTCAAAATTATTTGATATTCCGCAAAGCTATTGGTGCAAGATCATTGCAACGCTTGTAAGGAAGGGATATATTACAGGATTTGTGGTCGTTGACAAAACAAAAGACGCGCCAATGCTCCAAACAGACAGACCATTTGAGATTACGTTTGAGGGCGTACAGTTCCTGGAAGAAAACAGCCGCATGCAGAAAGCAAAAGAATATTGTACTGAAACATTCAACGTGATATTGTCTGCATTACTTGGCGCGATTATTTCATAGTTACCACTAGTCGAGAGGCCGGTGGTATTTTTATGCCCATTTAAGAAAGAGAGGATCAAAGAGTGATTGAAGTATCCGTTCGTAAGAACGAAATCAAGGTATCCGGCCATGCAATGTATGCACCGCACGGGCAGGACATTGTCTGCGCAGGCGTTTCCAGCCTCGTGCGGACGCTGATCCGTTCGATCGAGGATCTGACAAGGGATGAAATAGAATACGAAGTATCGCCCGGCTGGGTTGATATACAGTATGGGAATCTATCAGAGAGAGCAAGAACTCTGGTGGATTCCTTTTTTGTCGGCATCTATCTGATGGCCGATGAATTTCCGGAGCATGTCCGGATCGTGTAACCGATGTGACCGAAATGTCGTTAAACTATGATTCCGGAGCAACGGCACGGGGCTATTACAGAACGGGACGGGGCAGAAAGGACAGAAAAATAATGAAGTGCAAAAACAACCATTATCATTGGAGAATCCCGATGATCAACCTGCAGGTATTTGCAGACGGCGAAGGAGACGGCAGCGGAGCCGGAGACGGAAACGAGGACGGAACTGGAGCAGGTTCTGGAGATAGCGGCAATGAAGTATCTTTTGATGATTTCCTGAAAGAAGGAGACAACCAGGCAGAGTATGACCGTAGAATCCAGAAAGCAGTAAATGCAGCAGTGACCAGAGCGCAGGAAAAGTGGAAGGCACTGACGGACGATAAACTTTCGGAAGCGGAAAAACTGGCCAAAATGACCAAGGAAGAAAAAGCCGAGTACAAAACGAGACAGCTGGAAAAAGAGCTGGCAGATCTGAAACGACAGAATGCCGTTACGGAAATGGCCAAGACAGCCAGAAAGATGCTGGCAGACGAAGAGATCAACATCCCGGATGAACTCCTGGGGCACCTGGTATCGGATAATGCAGAGGATACCAAGACAACAGTGGAATCTTTTTCCAAGCTGTACAAAGCAGCTGTGCAGGCAGCAGTCAAAGAAGCTCTGAAAGGAAATCCACCGAAATGCGGTTCCGGCGGGAAATCCATGACGAAAGAACAGATCATGGCGGTCAGCAATCCGCTGGAAAGACAGAAGCTGATCGCTGAAAACATTGCATTATTTCAGTAGGAGGAAAACATATGCACAAAATTGGAAAATTAGGGCTGCAGGTATTTGCAGCACCGGAGAACATGACAGGGCAGGCGCAGATCCAGGTAAAAGCCCGTGAGATTGACTTCGTAACGAGCTTTGGAAAGAATATTCAGGCACTTCTGGACATTCTTGGTATTGCCCGGATGATCCGAAAAGAAAACAATTCG